TTGGGGATATTAGTTATGTGTAGGCGACTTCTGCGGGGTTACGGCTTAATAGATGCGCGTTTTGAAGTTGCTTGTCGGCTAGTTGGATGGAGCTGGAAGGCAAGTGAATAAAGGGGGTTTGGATTTTTTTAAAATTATTTTTGTTTTCCGGTTTTTTTTGCATATCTTTGATTCGTACAGTCGTAGTTGCCTGGCAACTAAACAAAATTTAGATAGAATGTTTGAAGGGGTTAAGAATTGGTTATACGAGCAGTTTGGATCGTCAGATCAGAGGCACTGGTATACTACCGACATAAACGATTTTGAGGATGTTTTCTCGAAGCTCGGGACACATCAGGATAATCTCTTATATAGTCAATCGCATCCTATATTAACGGGTGCTATGTTATTTGTATGTAATTTGTTTGCACAAGCCGAATTTCGTGTAGAAGACAGACAGGGCAAAGTTGTTGACAACATAAAAGCAAACAAATTAACACGGCTATTAGAGAGACCAAATTATTATCAAACTAGAATAGACTTCTTAGAAGCTATGCAGTGGATAAAAATCGCGAGGGGTAGCGTCGTTATCTATCTAAAAAGAACGCCTGGCTTTTCTGAGCCGGACAGTATGTACATTCTGGACCCACACCGTATAAAGTATCCAGACAACTTCCGTACACCGATGGCGTTTACCCCAAACGATTCTAGAATAGGTGACCAAAAGGTTATATATAGACAGACACATGATCCAGCAGAAAATGTTACTTTATATGTGCGCGATCTTGTTTATTTATATGACATGCCAAACGTATCTAATCCAGCTAATCATTTTAAAACGTTAAGCAGGTTAGATGGTCTGCACCAAACATTAGACAACACTATTGATAGTTTGGTTGCAAAAAATATTATATTACGTTCTAACGGCAAAGAGATGTTATCTAGTGAAGGAGACACAGGGTTCCCCTTAGATGCCGACGAAGAGGATAAAGCTAAAAAGATATTCAACCTACAATATGGGTTATCTCCTACACGCGATCGCGCGTTCATAACTAAAGCGAGCGTAAAGTGGCAGTCGATGCACATTGCATTAAGGGACCTTGGATTAGATGAGTCTACGAAAGTGGATGGCAATATTGTTTATACAGCTTTACATATACCAAAAGACATCATATCACTCGAAGCGAAAAAGACAACCTACAATAACTTTAGGGAATCGATGACGTCATTCATTCAGAATGGTATCACGGCTATGGTGAAAGACTTTGCCTTAAAGATTTCGACTACTTCGCTACCAGAAGATATGGTGTTGATTGGTATATATGATCACTTACCAGTTATGAGCCACCTAAAGAAAGAAAGGATGGAAACTGTTAAGGTACAGGGAGAAGCATTACTAATATTAAGAAATGCTGGAGTTCCAGATGAATATGCACTAGAAATGTGCGAAATGGATAAAACGTTAAAATTAGAAGATGTCAAACCAGAAACAGTCGGTGCAGGGGCACAAGATTCCGGAGCTAAGCCAAAAAGACTTGAACTTAATTATAGAAAAGCGGAATAAGATTATTAAAGAAAACAAAATTGTAGAGAAATGATTATTAAAGACATGCCCAAATTTGAGGATAAGGATAAACTATTTGATTGGTTAGCAAACAATAGTGAAGAACTTATTTATGAAGCGAAAAGTACGGTTAAGGAGGCTGATGCTATGTTGATACCGGCTACAGAGATAATGGATATGAAAACAGAAACTTCAAAATCTGTTAGTGGTGTTATTGAGCCTAATGAGCCTGGCGTTATTAAAGCACGTCTTGTTATCAATACAACTAATTTAATGGACTCTCATAAAGATGTTCACATACCCGGTCTATGGAATAAGTCGCTTAAAGAAAATAAGCGCATTAAACATAAGCAGGAGCATGGGCATAGGTTTAAAGATGTTATTGCGGACAAAGAAGATCTTAAAGCATTCACAAAAGAATACGAATGGAAAGAACTCGGATACGATGTTGAAGGTAAAACTGAGGCTTTAGTATTTGATTCAACTATTCGCGAAAAACGCAATCCTGAAATGTACAACGAGTACAAGAACGGAAACGTTGATAATCATTCGGTAGGAATGCAATACGTGAAGATGCTTATGGCTATGAATAGCGATAAGGAAGAACACGCGCAATACAAAATAAACTGGGATAAATACTATCCTGAAGTTATTAACAAAGATGAAGCTGATAGGTCTGGTTATTTTTGGCCAATACTAGAAGCTAAAGCAAGAGAAGGTTCCGCCGTACCTGACGGCTCTAATCATATAACGCCAACATTGAGCCGCAAGACGCACTCAGAGGATGGCAGCGAAGCAGCCGCTAAGGCACTGCAAATCGAAGAAGTTAAAAAATTTATTAACAGTCTAAAAATCAAATAAGATGGACGAAGAAATGAAAAAATTATTCGGCGCCAAATGGGATGAGTTAAATACTTATCTTAAGAAAGTCGAAGATGGCTCTGCCACTAAAGCAGAGGTTGCCGCTCTTACGGACCTGGTTAAAGCAAATGGTCAAGCGATGGCTGAAGCTGTAGAGGCTATAAAGCAACCCGTTGACACTTCTTTTGATGCTAAGTTCGAAGAGTTCTTGGTTTCTAATAAAGAGAAACTTGCCGAAATTGCCAGAACCAAACAAGGTTCTATTGAATTCGTTATGGAGAAAGTAGTTGGCGATATGTCAACAGCTTCTGGTGGAGACGTTGCAACGCCCCCTGTAAACTTTAATACTCAATTGAGTAGGATTAGTTTCAGAAACGATAACTCATTAATTAGCGCGTGTAACATAGTGAATACAAATAGTGCTTCACTTGCTTACACAGAAACTATTCCAAAAGATGGTGGTTATGCGTTTGTAGCTGAGGGCGATGCTAAGCCTCAACAAGATTTCACATGGGAAGTAAGGTATACTAATCCATACAAAGTTGCTGCATATCAGATATTCTCTGAGGAAGTTGTTACTGACATACCACGTATTATGAGTGTGGCAAAAGGACAGCTAAAAGAAACTCACGATTTATTTAAAGTAAATAACGTGTATTTCGCAGCTGGTACTGGAATACTACCAACAGGAGCAGCAGTTGTGGGCCGCGTTTTCGCAGCAGGCACTATGGCCCTTGGTGTAGCTAACCCAACTATGGTAGATATTATTAACGCGTGCGTTACTGATATTTATACAACTCCGAACTATACTGACGAAGCTCCATTCATGCCAAACATGGTGTTGCTTAATCCAGTGGATTTCTTTCTTGAAATGAAAGCTGCAAAAGATGTAAACGGTAACCCTTTATATCCTGGAGTAACATTGTTCTCAGCCGTAACAAAAGACGGAATGACAATCGCTCCTTGGCATAAAGTGCCTTCTGGTAAAATCTTTGTAGGGGACATGAGGAAAATGAACTTGTCTAACTATGTTAGATATAGTGTGCGCATCGGATGGATCAATGATCAGTTGATTACAAACGAATTCACAGTAGTAGCTGAATCACGTTATCATCAATACGTAAGAAATCTTGATCAAGCAGCGTTCATTTATGATGACTTTGCAACAATCAGAACAGCTCTTACTGCTGTATAACTTTTAGAAACTAAGAAATGGCAAAAGAAGTAAAAAAGATCCTGTCAGTTAAAGAGGCATTCGATTCTGTATCGGTGCAAGCTGAGTTTCTAAAAGATCACGGAACTTATAAGGTTGGCGATACTGCTAAAATGCATAAGAGTACTGCAGAAGCCTTAAGAGCACACAAAGTAATTAAATAAGGTAAATCTGGATTATGATAACCAAGATAGAAGATTTTAAGGGCCGATTCAATATAGCTTTATCTGAAGACATAGAGCCTAATAGCATGGGCAATCACGATGAACTCCAGCTTTTTATAGAAGATGAGGAACCTTCATGTCTTGTAACTGTCCTTGGTTATAGTTTATACCAGGAATTATTACCTGAGTTAAAGAAGAAGCCTTTTGAACCTGACGCTTCATTAACAGCCGCCGATAAATGGGTGGACTTAGTGAATGGTAAAGATAATTACCAGGGATTGAAAAAGCTGTTAGTACCTTATATTTACTTTCAATTTTTAGCCAATGACACTGCCCATCATACGGGTGTTGGAATGGTTCAGGAACGCGCTAAAGGGGCGAGTAACGTTTCAGCTAGAAAGAAAGCGGTCGTAGCATGGAATGAATACTATAAATATACTGTTGGGGAAGACATCTC